TGCCGTCCGCTGCACTGCAATGCGCTTCGCTGCCTTGCGTTGCGCTGCGATGCTATGCCTTGCTTTTGGTGGAAACCCACCGGCAAAGACCCGTGGGCCCTTGCCGCTAGGTGCGCGGTCACCTTGCCTCCCTCTCTGGCGCCCACTGGCATTCAACCCAGCGGTCGAGAAGCTCCTTCCTGGCACGCGCAGCAAGACGCTCGGCGGCTTCGGCGAGCTCGATGAGCTCGTCGCCGCTGACGGCGCCGGGGAAGCAATTCCTGTCATCGAGGCGACGGATCAGGTCCGGGACAGGCAGGTGGGGGGTGCTCATTTCGGCGCCCTCCGATAGGTCGCCTGCGCCCGTTGGGTGGGCCGGGGCTGGCGCGGGTGCTCGGGGAAAAAGTAGTCGGCGATCAATGCGCTGGCCGCCAGAATCGTGGACGTAACGCCAACGATAACCAGGGTGATAAAGAGAGCTTCGTCTAAGTTCATGGCCTTCCCCTCGCGGTGCCTGCCGAAATGGCTGGTCTCTAGTAAGTACTATAGTGCTAAGCGGGGAAAGGTGCAAGCCCTTTTGTGCTAAAGGGCGAGAAATTTTTTAGCAGGCCTTGGCGTAACGCTCTTCGGCCTCGGCCACGCGCAACACCTGGGTTTTGCCGGCGGATGGCAAGGCGGCATAGGCGTGGACAAGGGCATCCATGGCCTTGAGCTGGGAGGCATCCAGGGCGGCGCCATCTACCAAGAGCGTCCATTCCGGTACATCCAAAGCCTTGGCGAGGGCGGCCAGGGTCTCCAACGTCGGGCTTTTGCCGCCCGGTTGCTCTACCGAGCTGACGGTGGTCTGGCCCACGCCCGAGCGCTCGCCCAGTTGGGTCTGGGTCATGTGGCGCGCCTGGCGCAGTCGTTTGACGTTAGCGGCAACAAGCTGGCGAGTCTCGATTTCCATCGGCCAAGCATGCCGCACTTTTTTAGCTTTTTGGGATTGCAGCTTTAGTACTTTAGTGCTATCTTTTCCGCCATGGACATTCAAGCTCACATCGCAAACCTTCACCGGCGCCTCATCAAATGTCGCGCTACCAATGCTGTTTTGGCCGAGGAAAGCGGCGGCATTTTGTCGGAAAGCTGGATAAGCAAATTTCGCGCGGGCCGCATGGCCAATCCGCGGGTGGATACCTTGCTGGCCCTGGAAAAGGCGCTTTGCTCCTGCGAGCGCCCAACCGAAACGCGCACCGCCGCCTAACGTGGCCACCCTGTTCACCTTATCCTCCTCTCGCCCCTACCCCTGGGGCTCTTTGCCCGCGGTATCCCCCTGCCGCGGGCTTTTTTTTGCCTAAAAACTATGAGCCTGCCTAAGCCTGATCTTCATGTCCGCCTATGCGCCGAGGCCAAGGGCGCCCTGCACCTCCTGGCCGAAGTGGAGCAACTGCCCGATGCCGTGCTGGCCTCCCGGATGTTGGAAGAATGCCTCTTGGGCCGGGTCCATGCCTTGACTGTAGCCGCCCGGCGGCTCCGGCAGCAGGGATTCACGGGGAGCGAGGGGGAAGAATGAACCAGACCGGCACACACAAGAAAATCATCTACACCCCAGGCCAGCGCCTGGGTGCGGTGATTTATGTCCGCCCGCACGGCGAGCACCAAGACGTGGTGCTCTGGCCCTGTTGCGGGCTGGAAGAAACGTGCAAGCGCCGGCCTAGGCTGCAAAACCTCAAGCACGGCAAGGCGCGCATCTGTCCCTATTGCAAGGGCATCACCGCGCCGGAGACGGGCGAGCTCATGCAAATGATTTATCACATGCCGGTGTCCGCCGGGATGAAACGCGACCTGTGGGGGAATCCGTGTGAAGCCTGAAATAGTCGAGATCGTAGATCGCTGGTGGCCCAGTGACGACACCACGCCGCGCAAGTCGCGGGAGACCCTGGAGAGCTTCGGCCTGGCCATGCTGAATTGCCAGGTGGAGCTGATCGCGTTCCATCTGGAGCATGGCCATGTGGAGAGAGGCCGCCGGCCCATTGCTTACAAGACAATTCAGGATTTACGGGAGCGGGGGGCGAGTCTGTGATGGATGCCTTTCTCGCCTTTTTGCAAGTCGCCGGGGCCGTGGGCCTGGCGATCCTGGCCCTGGTCCTGATCAAGCTGAGGGTTCGCAAGCCATGGCGATAGGTCGGCGTGTCCCTTCCGGCCATCGGGTCGGGGCCTGGCATCACCGCTCGAAGTACCCGGCAGAGACCGTCCGCGAGGCGCTACGCCTGCACTCTCAGGGCCTGGGGTGTGAGCGCATCGGCGCCGCCCTGGGTGTGCCATGGCGTACCGTTTCAGACTGGCTTTCGGGCGCTACCCGGTGGGCGGATGTAATCCACCATGGATGACGCCGATTACGCCTCCCTGGCGGAAGAGCAAGCCTGGCGGGATCTGGAAAGGCGCCTGGAAATGGCGCATCAAAAGGACAAGCGCATGAGCTGCATCGATTGCGGTCTGAGCCTGCCGGAATACCGTCGCGCCTATGGGCGGTGTCTGGAGTGTGCAGAGCGGCTTGAGATGCCGTGGCGGAGCTGGCGGTGAGAAATATTCAAGGTGCCCAGGCCGGTATAGGGCCGGCCCGGGCTTGTCACAACCGCACTGATAAGGAGTGCAGATCATGAACATGCCTACTATACCCTACGAGCAATTCCTGCGAAACAAAACCATCGCGGCCAGTCCGCTCGGCGTGGAAATTGACCCCGCGCGGATTCATCCAGCCCTCAAATACCACCAGAAGCAGATGGTTCTATGGTTGGCCCGCATGGGCCGCGCGGCATGCTTCGCTAGTTTTGGCATCGGCAAGACTCTGATTCAGATTGAGACCCTGCGCCAGGTGCGCTATCAGGCCGGCGGCATGGCGCTGATCGTGGCGCCCCTCGGCGTGCGCGGGGAATTTATGCGCGATGCCGCCATGGTCGGCGAAAGCATCAAGTTCGTTCGCTCGCTGGAGGAATGCGACGATTCGGAGGGGATTTACATCACCAATTACGAGACGGTGCGGGATGGGAAACTTGACCCGCGCGCCTTCAGCGTAACGTCCCTGGACGAGGCGGCCGTCTTGCGTGGCTTCGGGTCTACCCTGACCTTCCGTGAGTTCATGCGCCTGTTTGAGGGGGTGCGCTACAAGTTTATCGCCACCGCGACGCCATCCCCGAACGAGTTTATCGAGCTGCTGGCCTACTCGGCTTATTTGGAAGTCATGGAAGTTGGCGAGGCCAAGACCCGCTTCTTCAAGCGCGATTCGAGCAAGGCGGACAAGCTGACCCTGCATGCCCATAAGGAGCGGGAATTCTGGCTGTGGGTAAGCTCCTGGGCCTTGTTTGTCCAGACGCCTTCGGATATCGGCGGCGATGATAGCGGTTACATTCTGCCGGAGCTGCGAATCCATTGGCATGAGATCCCGGCCAAGCATGGCGGCAACCAGGCGGATGATCATGGTCAGGGTCTACTGTTTGACGCCCAAGCCATCGGACTGCAAGAAGCGGCTCGGGAGAAGCGGGAAAGCCTGACGGATCGGGTGGCGAAGGTGCGGGAGATTATCCGCCAGAGCAATGACCCGCAATGCGTCATCTGGTGCGACCTCAATGCGGAGCAGTCGGCCGTGGATAAGATGCTTAAGGAGGAGCACGTCAGTTTCGCCTCGCTCTACGGCAGTCAGGCGATTGATACCCGCGAGGAGTTGATGGACGCCTGGCGCGCCAAGCAACGGCGCGCCTTTGTCAGCAAACCCTCCATGTACGGGTCCGGGGTGAACCTGCAACAGTCGCATACCATGATCTTTACCGGCATCGGCTTCAAGTTTGCCGATTTTATCCAGGGGGTGCATCGCTGCCAGCGATTCCTGCAAGAGCACGCGGTTGAGCTACACCTGATCTATACCGAGAATGAACGCCAGGTTCGGCAGATCCTGGAACGCAAATGGGCGCAACACCTGACCCTAAGCCGAACCATGTCGGGGATCATCCGCGAGTTCGGCCTGGATAACCTGATGCGGGCGGAAGCCATGGCCCGGGCTATGGGGGTGGCGCGGGAAGAGGTGAGGACTGACAAGTACCATGTCATTTATAACGATACCGTGCTGGAAAGCCGCACTCTGCCCGAGAATAGCCTCGGCCTGATCCTGACCAGTATCCCATTCTCCACGCAATACGAATACTCGCCCAACTATGCCGACTTCGGTCATTCTGATTCGAATGAGCATTTTTTCGAGCAAATGGATTATCTCACGCCCGCATTGCTGCTGGCGCTGAAACCCGGACGGATGGCAGTCATCCACGTCAAGGATCGCATCATCCCAGGCGGCATGACTGGGCTCGGTTTTCAGACCGTCTATCCGTTTCACGCACGTTGCATCGAGCATTACACTAAGCACGGATTCGCTTACATGGGGATGAAAACCATCGTCACCGATGTAGTCCGTGAAAACAACCAGACCTATCGGCTGGGGTGGACAGAACAGTGTAAGGATGCAACCAAGATGGGGGTAGGCATGCCGGAATACCTGCTCATGTTCCGCAAGCCCCAGACGGATACCAGCCGGTCCTATACCGATGATCCTGTAGTCAAGGATAAGCCGCTGGTCTTCGCCACCGCGGATGACAGTCGTCTTCCCTGGGAGGAGCGCAAGCGGTCACCCATGAAGCCGGGAGACAAGCGCCCCTGTGTCCGTGGCACCGGCTATAGCCGCGCGCGGTGGCAGATTGATGCCCATGGATTTTCCCGCTCCTCCGGCGATCGTTTCCCCACGACTGAGGAGATTCGCATCATGCCGCATGAAGCGATCTTCAAGGTTTTTCGCCGCTATGGGCTCGAAAACATTTACGAGTACGAACAGCATGTTGGTATCGGTGAGGATATGGAAGAAGACGCGCGCTTGCCGGTCACCTTCATGCTGCTGCAACCGCCCTCCTGGCACCCCGATGTCTGGACCGACGTTGCGCGCATGCGCTGCCTGAATGGCGAACAAAAGCATAAGGGCAAGCAGATGCACCTGTGTCCGATGCAGTTTGACATTGCTGATCGTGTCATCAATCAACTGTCAGCGCCCGGAGATATCGTTTATGACCCATTCGGCGGCCTGATGACGGTTCCTTATCGTGCCATCAAACTAGGCCGTTATGGCATGGGGGTGGAACTCAGCAAGTCCTACTATCTGGACGGGCTTTATTACTGTCAGCAAGCGGCGGAAAAAAAGGTGCAACCATCCCTGTTCGATTTCCTAGACGCAGCAGAAGAAGGTGCGGATTGCAGTCTGGAAGACGCCGCATGACTACCGCCATCCTGGCCATGGCTGCCACCGCCCTCCTCGTCTTCGGGCGGGCGGTGCAGCAGCAGAACGTGATTCACGGCCACTACCTGGCGGCGGCCTTGACGCCGTTCCTGATCGCCGCCGGGGAAATCGCCGTGGTGGGCGTCATCGTCGTCGATGGCTGGGCCAGCTGGCCATGGATCGGCCTCGGTGGCGGCATCGGCGCTATCACCGCCATGTGGGCCCATCGCGCCTGGCGTGCCTGGCCAATGAAACCAGTCCCCGGAAAGCCATCATGACCAAAGCCACCCTTATCGAAATCGATTGCGGTATTGCCCACCCGTGCTGGTACGCCAGGCATCCCGGATTGCGCCTGTGGGCGCGTAAGGTAAACGGCGATGTGTATGGAGAAAGTACCGACCAGCCGATTTGGCATGTCTTGCCGGGGCAGGCGGTGTCGTTCATTACGGACGATAGCAGCATTCTCCGAGTCGATATTGATCACGCCTGGCAGGTCCGTGAGGGCGATGTCGAGCTGCGCTTGATGGAGATACCCAATGCCGCTGGTCCCGCCTCCTGAATCGCCTGGACTGGACCTGCTCCAACTGGTGCGCTTGGGTCGAAGCCGGCGCCACGCGCGAGGAGCGGGCCGCGCGGTTAGATCAGGTGCCGGGGCAATGGCAGACCGCGGTGCGGGCGCATGTGCAATGCGCTTTTCGCATCAGGCAACGTAAAACAACTGAGCATCCGCATTTATGAGCTTCACCCTCAGCGCCCTGGCCTGGTCCGTGCCGCTTGACCCTGGTTCCAAGCTTGTCCTCCTGGCGTTATGCGATTTGGCCACCGACCAGGGCAAGTGCTTCCCTTCCCGCGCCTACATCGCCCAGCGCACCGGCTTCGGTGTGCGGGCCGTCCAAACTCACCTGAACACTCTCAAGGAGGCCGGACTGCTGGCAACGTATCGGCGTGGCCCGCGCGGTTCCGGCCTCGTCGTGTCGCTGGATGCCCTAAAAAGAAGTGCAGATTCTGCACATCATTCCGAAAAAGAAGTGCAGATTTTGCCGAAAGAAGTGCAGATTCTGCACACAGATCCTATTAGTACCCTAAGAGACACACACACAGCGCGCGCGCGAGAGAAAACCTCGCCCATCCCGCCGTCCCTGGCCGAAATCGCCGCCTACTGCGCCGAGATCGGCAGCACCGTCGACCCTCAGCGATTCCTCGACCGCAACGCGGCTGTCGGCTGGCAAGTCGGCGGCCAGCCCGTGCGGGACTGGCGCGCCCTGCTACGCGCCTGGGAGCCGCTGAGCCGTCCCATCCCTACGCCAGGAGAAAGCCATGCACCCCGTCGCGAATCTTCTGCCGAGCGCTTCGAGCGCCTCAACAGCATGTCACTCGCCGAACTCCGGGCAGCATCAAACCCTGCCAGAAGTGAACGAGTCGTTTCTGGAGAAATTATTTCGAGCTCTTCAGGCGGAATTCGGGACGCGGTGGTCGTCCCAATTGCGGACGCCCGAGGCTATGGAGGCAATCAAAATCGAGTGGTGGGCCAAGGTGCATGATTTGACGCCGGCCCAGGTCCGCCTGGCCATCAACACCATGGCCGTGGGTCAAGACGCCTGGCCGCCGGGCCCGCGTGCCTTTCGCAAGCTGGCCCTGGCCGACGAGAAAGCCACTGAGAGGCGCGGCATGCACGCGCTGTACCTGCCCAGCCCACCGGCCCATCCCGTCAGCCGCGAGCGCGTCCTGGCCGATCTGGCAGGCCTTAAGGACAAGCTACCCGCAGAGCCCGAGGCGCCGGCCGCGGCTCCTCCCATCAGCCTGGCGGAACGGCGCGCCTATATCGCCCGCCATCGCGCGGACCTGGTGGCGGCGGGCCTGGCGGGGTATGTCGCCGAGGCCGATCTGCCAGGGGCGCGGGTAGCATGATGCCTAAGCCGTTTCGCCTCAAAGCAGTCAAGGCCACCGAGGCCCAGGTCCAGGATGCCATCCTGCGCTACCTGGCCGTCGAGCGGCGCGTGGTGTGGGCGGCACGCATGAACTCCGGCAAGGGCAAGCTGCTACGCCCGGACGGGAGCCAGACGTGGATATCGTTTGGCTTTACAGGATGCCCGGACATCATGGGGATGCTGCGCGATGGGCGCTATCTGGCCATCGAGTGCAAGCGGTCGGGCGGCCGGGTACGGCCTGAACAGCGGCAGCACATCACCCAGGCCGCGGACAATGGCGCCGTGGCGATCTTCGCCCGCTCCGTAGAAGACGTGCAGACGGCCCTGGACGCCGCTACCGCTACCCATGCCGGCCTCATACCCGCCCAATGCGCCCACGGGGCTTACAATGGCCCTCCTGGCGATGTTATCGCCGCACCATGCCCAGACAGAGAAGGTGACCACGCATGATCTGGAAACACACCATCAATGCCAAACCACCCGATGCCTACCAGGTTGGCGGCGCGCATTACACCGCCATGCCGATTCAGCCATGGGAGATTGTCGATAGCTGGCCGCTGGGACAGCAGATCGGGTTTTACCGGGGCAATGCCCTCAAATACCTCATGCGCGCAGGAGCGAAAGGAGGGCAGGATGCGCGCCTGGAAGACGCCAAAAAGGCGGAGCATTATTGCCGCAAGCTGGTCGCGGTCTTGAGCGGTGGAGAAAGATCATGAATCTACTCATGGGGCGTGGCGATGATGCCGCGAGAATGGCAAAGGCGCTTGGTCTGCCGAAATATACCAGGCGCTTCACGTTAGACATGCCGGCGGGCGATGCGGCGGTTGTCACAGTGGAAAGCTATGTCGATGCGGGAGACGCAACCGATTTTCTTTGCCCCATCTTCGAGCGATACCGCCTGGTCAAGATCGAAGACGAACCAGGCGATGAAGGCCAAGTGAATGAGGAGGCCCCATGATTACCGTCCGCATCGAAAACGCAGAACAGGTCCAGCGCCAGTTCCAGAACCTCGGCCAGGATTTCGGCAAAGCTCTCGCCCTGGGCATCAACAAGACAGCGGAAACTCTCATCGAGAGGGAGCGCCTGGAGATGCAGCAGAAGATCAAGGCAGGGCCCGTGCCGTTCACCCTCAACGCCCATGGTCTGTTCAAGGCCACGCCAAGCCGCCCTAGCGCCCTGGTGTTCGTCAAGGATAAGCAGGCCGAATATCTAAAGTCTCCCACCCAGGGCGAACCCTATAGCGGCCTGATACCTGGCGACGCGGCCAGGCTGAATCAGTACGGCAACATCATTCGCAAGAAGGAAGGGGTGACAGCTCTTCGCGGCAAGGGACGCAACGCGGGCGAATTCGTCGGCAAGGTCAAAGGCATGTGGGGCCGATGGGCGAGGATAGCCCGCGTCAGAGGAAGTGGCAGACCTGTCAGGCTTGTCCTGATTGCTGGCAAGGTCGTGGATGACAAGCGAGAGGTGAGCCTGCGATGGAACAAGGTGGCCGAGGATTGGGTTACGCTCAAACTGCTGCCGAACATCAAGGCCGCGGTGGATGCAGCCGTCGCGAGGGCCAGGACATGAGGGCGCGATGGGCGGGCGCGGGTCCTCCTGGGCAAAGGATGAAGCGTGCAAGTTTCAAGGCTCGGTTCTCGCGCGAATTTCGCCCCGAAATATTGATTATATTCTTCAAGCACATACAGGACCTCTCCTGATACCCTATGCCTAAGCCCGCACCACCCCCTGCCGATCTGCTCCACTGGCCCCTTGACCGCTTCATCGAATACGCCAGAAATCCCAGACGCAACGACCACGCGGTTGACAAAATCGCAAGTGCCATCCACGAATTCGGCTTCCGTATCCCCATCCTTGCCAAATCCGACGGCCTGGTCGTGGATGGCCATCTTCGCCTCAAGGCCGCGCGCAAGCTGGGCCTGGCAACCGTCCCGGTCCTGCTGGCGGACGACCTGACTGAAACGCAGATTAAAGCCTTCCGCCTGTCCGTCAACCGCATGGCGGAACTGGCCGAGTGGGACAGCGAACTGCTGTCCCTGGAACTGCAAGACCTCACCGCCCTCGACTACAACCTGGAGCTGCTCGGGTGGGATGGGGATGAGTTGGCGCGGTTGCTGGATGGCCAGCCAGGCGATAATCCCAGCGAAGACACCGAGCCAGATAGCAGCACCAAGGAAATCGACCCTGACGAGTACCAACTTGGCCATCGCTGCCCGCGCTGCGGATTTGAGTTTGATGACAAGCAAGACTAAGCCGGACTGCGCCTGGTCCCTGGCGGACCTCAAGGAAGTGCCGTCGAATGGCCTGACGGTCATGTCCACCTTCGCCTGCGGTGGCGGCTCCAGCATGGGCTACAAGCGGGCGGGGTGCAGTGTCATTGCCGCCAATGATATTGACCCCGAGATGGCCTGGCACTACAAGCACAACCTGAATCCTCCGCGATTCTACCTGTGCCCAATCCGCGACCTGTTGACCGCCGACCTGCCGCCGGACCTGTTCGCCCTGGATATTCTGGACGGCTCTCCGCCTTGTTCCACCTTCAGCATGGCAGGTAGTCGGGAGAAAGCCTGGGGCAAGGACAAGCATTTCCGCGAAGGCCAAGCCAAGCAGGTATTGTCCGATCTGTTTTTCGATTACCTGGACCTGGTGGAGCGGCTCAAGCCGAAAGTCGCTATTGCCGAAAACGTCAAGGGCATGATCATCGGCAACGCCAAGGGCTACACCAAGCTCATCATGGCCCGCTTCCGCGAGATCGGTTACAGGCCGCAACTGTTCCTAGTCAATGCCGCCGATTGCGGCGTCCCGCAACGGCGCGAGCGGGTGTTTTTTTGTGCGTTGCGGGATGACATCGACCGCCCGCCGCTGGTGTTGGCGCCGCGGCATCGGTGGATTTCAGCCGGCGAATCTTGCTCAGATATTGGGGAAAACGAGAATGATTCATCGTCTAAAGCAGAATCAGAGCAGCTAAGAAAGTGGCATTCAACAAAACCCGGCGAGGGTCTTGATGCTGGTTGCAGAAGGCTTGGCGGGAAATGGTCACATTTCACCCATATCAAAGTTTCACCGACTGCCCCCTTCCCAACGGCAACAGCACATGACCAACTTCTAAGATGGGACGCGCCTAGAAAATTCACCTTCCGCGAATGGAAACGCCTAGGCTCATTCCCAGACGACTACCACTCCAAAACCGACAAGATCGGCAAATACATGATCGGCATGTCGGTGCCGCCCAAGATGACGGAGCAAGTGGCGCGGGCGGTCATTGATCAATGGCTGTTGCCGGGCTGATGACCACCCCCGCCCCCTCCGAGCCCGAGCAAGTCATCCCCGTCATCCGCCCTGGGCGGGGTGGCGCGCGGCCGGGTGCGGGGCGGAAACCCAAGTCGCCTGATGCCACGGACCCCTATTCGATCCTCGCCAAGGCCCGCGCCGAGCGGGAAATCTACCGGGCGCAGCTTGACAAGCTCAAGTACCGCCAGGCGGCCAAGGAACTGGTCCCCGCCGCTGAGTTTGAGCGCGCCCTGTCCGAAGCCTTCAAGCTGATGGCCGTCATTCTGGAAAGCCTGCCTGACGTGCTGGAGCGCGATTGCGCCCTGCCTGGCCCAGCGGTGGAAAAGGTGCAGAAAGTGACAGACAACCTGCGCGAAGACCTCTATCAGCGCATGGTGGCCCTTGGCTAGTCCTATCCCCAGCACCGGCCTGGCCCTCAAGGCTGAACACGCCTCGGTGATCAGCATCCGCCAGGATGTGGCCGAACTGCTGCGCCCCCCGCGCCGTATCCGCGTCAGCGAGTGTGCCCGCGAATCCATCCGCATCGAGACGCCCGGCGGCTATGCCGGCCCCTGGGACCCGGAATTGACGCCATACATGGTCGAGCCCATGGACATGCTCAAGTCCCGACACCATGACGCCGTGGTGTTTGTCTCGCCCGCTCGGGCCGGCAAGACCCAAGCCATGCTGGATAGCTGGCTGGCTCATGCCGTTATTGCCGATCCGGGTGACATGGGCCTCTACTTCTCCACCCAAACCCTCGCCTATGACTTCCGCAAGCGCCGCCTTGAGCGCCTGCACCGCCATTCCCCGGCGATTCGCGCCAAGCTCTCTACCCGTGCCCACGACACGACCATCGAAATGGTGACGTATCGCCACGGCATGATCCTCAATCTGGGCTGGCCCACCTCCAGCCAGTTGGCGCAGCGCGATCTGCGGTATGTCGCCATGAGCGACTATGACAGCTTTCCGGATGACATCGCCGGCGAGGGCTCGCCCTTCAATCTGGCCCGCAAGCGCGTCCAGGTCGCCATGTCGGCTGGCATGTGCCTGGTGGAATCCTCGCCCAAGCGCGAAATCATCTCCCGCCGCTGGACGCCGGACGGGCCGCACATGGCCCCGCCAGTCAAAGGCGGCGTCCTGGCCCTCTACAACCAGGGCAACCGGAATCGCTGGTACTGGCAATGCGTGGACGGCTGTCACGCCTGGTGGGAAGCCCCGGCCCTGCCCGCTTATGACGACCTACCCGAGATCACCGCCGCCGCGGCTACGGCGCACGTCGCCTGCCCGCACTGCGGCCAGGTCTATCACCCCGGCGATAAACCAAAACTGAACCTTGGCGGCCGCTGGCTGGCGGAAGGCGAGCACCTGACCCCGGCCGGCGAGCGCCAGGGCGACGCCCGCCAGTCCACCATCGCCAGCTATTGGCTATTAGGCTGCGCCGCAGCCATGCAGTCCTGGGGCTCGATTGTTACCCGGTACCTGCAAGCCAAGAAGGAGGCGGAGACCGGTGACGAATCCGCCCTCAAGGCCACGCTGAACACCGACCAGGGCATGCCTTACCTGCCCCTGATCCTCAGTCGCGCCGGCGGTATCGAGGCCCTGGATAGCCGCCTGGAAGCCGCTGAACGCTACCTGATCCCGGTTGGGGTGAGAACCCTGCTGGCCGCAGTCGATGTGCAGTCCAATCGCTTCGAGGTGGCCGTTGTCGGCTATGGCCAGGCGGGGGAGCGCTGGATCATTGACCGTTTTAGCCTACACCGGGATGCCGCCGGGCTGGATATTCAGCCGCCGATCTATCTGGAAGCCTGGGATCTGCTGGTGGACAAGGTGGTGAATGCCACTTACCGCCTGCCGGACGGCCGGGAGCTGCGCATCTATCGCACGGCGGTAGATTCGGGCGGCTACCAATCCAGTCGGGTGCGGGCAGACAGCACCCGCCGCGCCTATGACTGGTGGCGCTCGCTGATTCCCAGGGGCCTACATCACCGCGTGCGGCTGATCAAGGGCGGCAGCACGGCCA